AGGCGAGTGCGGCATCCGGCTGCTGAACGTGGACGGTGCGGCAGCACAGCGCCTGCAGAGCGCTTACAGCGCCTACAGCGGCGTTACGCTGCCGGCAGGCACCTATCCCGGACAGACGGAGAAGGTGCAGACGGTGGGCGTGAAAGCCGTTCTGCTGGCCAGCAACGCGCTGCCTGCAAAGCAGGTGCAGCAGCTGACACAGCTTCTGTTCTCCAGCCGGGAAGGGCTGGAAGAGCAGCTGGGCATCCCGCTGGACCCGGAGGAAAACGCAGTAGAGGGCGTTGGCATCCCGTTCCATGCGGGTGCGGCCGCATATTATAAGGCGGCAGGAATTACGGTCGATGAAGCGGCTGGGAACTGAGGGAAAGTAGAGCAATGAAGATCGAATTGGATATGTATCAGACACTGGCCGTTGCTGTGCTGGTGCTGATGCTGGGCAAATTTTTGCGGGCAAGGGTGCAGGTGCTGGAACGTTTCTGCATTCCGGCTCCGGTCATTGGCGGTGTGCTGTTCGCCATTTTTACCTGTGTGTGCTATGTGACCGGCGTTGCCGAGTTTGCATTTGATGATATTCTAAAGGAAGTCTGCATGGTGATGTTTTTCACCTCGGTGGGCTTCCAGGCAAACCTCAAGGTGCTGAAAAGCGGCGGAAGAGCGATGATCGTGTTTCTGGGCGTGGTCATCGTGCTGATTGTCAGCCAGAACTTTGTAGCCGTGGGGCTGGCAAAGCTGCTGGGCGTGGATGCGCTGGTGGGCCTTTGCACCGGCTCCATCCCCATGGTGGGCGGTCACGGCACCGCCGGTGCCTTTGGCCCGGTGCTGGAGGACTTTGGCATTCAGGGGGCCACCACCCTGTGTACGGCAGCGGCCACCTATGGCCTGATCGCGGGCAGCATGATGGGTGGCCCCATCGGCAAGATGCTCATTGAGCGGCACAACCTGCTGGCCACGGTGGTACCGGAGGATGACAGCCTGCTGGTGGAAGAAGAAATGAAGCACGAGCGCCACACCACCATGTACCCAGCGGCAAGCTTTCAGCTGATCGTCGCCATGGGCATCGGCACGGTGCTGTCCAGACTTCTGAGCCTGACGGGCATGACCTTCCCCATCTATATCGGTGCCATGATCGCGGCGGCCATCATCCGCAATGTGGGTGAGTATGGCGGCGGCTACACCGTGTATATGGGCGAGATCAATGACATTGGCGGCATCTGCCTTTCGTTGTTCCTGGGCATGGCTATGATCACCCTGAAGCTGTGGCAGCTGGCAGAGCTGGCCCTGCCGCTGATCGTGCTGCTGGCCGGGCAGACCCTGTTCATGATCCTGTATGTGGTGCTGGTAGTGTTCAACATCATGGGCCGCGATTACGACGCGGCGGTGATCGTATCCGGCACCTGCGGCTTTGGCATGGGCGCAACGCCCAACGCTATGGCCAACATGCAGGCCATCTGCGATAAATATTCGCCCTCGGTCAAGGCGTATCTGCTGATCCCGCTGGTGGGCAGTCTGTTTGCGGACTTTTTGAACAGTCTGGTCATTACGGTGTTCATCAATTTTATCTGAAGCTGATCTTTACAGTTCGGGCGGGCTTCCGCACCGGGAAAGGAGACGTGCAATGTCGCTTTATCACCATCTGAAAACGTGGCTCGGAAAAAAGCGGGAGCATTCCCATGAGGAAGAAACCGTGGCCGTGCCGGAAATCCATACCGGCAAGGTGGCACATCATACGGATGCGGACGGCACTCCGGCGGCAGATAAGCCGATCCACTACGATAACGTAGCTATCCCGGAAGTGCATATCCACCCGCGGCGCAAATAACCCCGATTGCTAAAAAAAGAATAGTTCCACGCCGGACAGCCCGGAGCGAATGCACAGGCTGTTCCGGATCACAGGAAGCAGAAAAGCTCCCGTCCATCATCAGGACGGGAGCTTTTTTGCTTGCGGTAAGATCAGCGGCTTAGAGGAACACGTACTTGAGGATGAACAGCACGGTCAGCACATACATCAGGGGGCTGATCTTCTTTTCCTTGGCTTTGCCGGTGACCAGATTGATCAGGGTCCAGGAGATGACGCCGATGGCGATGCCCTCGGAAATGCTGTAGGCAGTGGGCATGGCCAGAACGGTGAGGAAGGCGGGAATGCCCTCGCTGGGGTCGTTGAAGTCGATCTTGACGGCGGAACCCATCATGTAGAAGCCCACGATGATCAGGGCCGGAGCCGTTGCAAAGGACGGGATGGTGAGGAACAGCGGGCTGAAGATGGTGGCCAGCAGGAACAGGATGCCGGTGGTCATAGCGGTCAGACCGGTGCGGCCGCCCTCGGTAACGCCGGAAGCACTCTCGACGAAGGTGGTGGTGGTGGAAGTGCCCAGCACAGCGCCTGCGCAGGTGGCGATGGAGTCGGCCATCAGTGCGCCCTTGATGTGGGGCAGCTTGCCGTCCTCGTCCAGCATGTCGGCCTTGGAGGCAACACCGATCAGGGTGCCCAGAGTATCGAACAGGTCAACGAACAGGAAGGAGAACATGACGGCGAAGAAGTTCAGGATGCCAACGCCGGAGAAATCGGTCTTGAATACCTGACCGAAGGTCTTGCCCAGCGCGGAGAAGTCGAAGCTGACAAAAGCGGTGGGAATGACGGAGTACATGCCTGCGTCGGGGTTGGGAACATAGATGCCGGCGATCTCGCAGAGGATGCCCAGCACCCAGGTGATAAGAATGCCGTACAGGATGCCGCCCTTGACCTTCTTTACCAGCAGGATGGCGGTGATCACGATACCCAACAGGGCAAGGATCGCGCCCATGCCCACGCTGGAGAAGGTCTCGCCCTTGAAGTGCTGGTAGGTGACGAGGGTGGAATCGCTGTTGACGATCAGCTTTGCGTTCTGCAGACCAACGAAAGCAACGAACAGGCCGATGCCCACGCTGACGGCGCTCTTCAGGGTCATGGGGATGGCATTGAAGATGCCCTCACGGACATTGGTGAGGGACAGCACGATGAAGATGATGCCCTCTACAAAGACGGCCATCAGGGCCAACTGCCAGCTGTAGCCCATGGTGAGAACGACCGTGTAGGAGAAGTAGGCGTTCAGGCCCATGCCGGGTGCCAGTGCAAACGGATAGTTGGCAAGCAGAGCCATAAGCGCAGTGCCAACAAAGGATGCCAGCGCGGTGGCGATCAGAACGGCTTCCGAATCCATGCCGGAAGCAGAAAGGATGTTGGGATTGACCGCAAGGATGTAAGCCATGGTCATGAAGGTGGTGATACCTGCCATGATCTCGGTCTTGACATCGGTGTGGTTCTCCTTCAGATGAAAGATGTTTTCTAACATGAGGAACCTCCTGATTCAGATAAAACATCCCGTCCGTGCGTGGGACGGGAAAGAACAGAACCTATTGTAACATTTTACAAAAGCATTTGTCCACAGAATAAACACACTTTTTTCATTTTCTGTCCAAAAATCGCAAATGAGTATGACTTTGAAGGTTTTCTGCGGGTCTGCCACAAATTTTGATGGAGAAAAAACACTGCTTTTGAAAAGATACGAAACAGCGATGAATTAAAAGGAATAAAAGTATACGAATCGGATTCCTGAATTTAAAATATACGCTATGGCCCTGTAAAAGTGCACACTGTTGGGAAAGCAGCACCAGTGGTATCCTTTTGCCATAGCCCAGCACACCAGGGCGGAAAGGAGCTGATACCCAACACCATGGGGCAGACAAAACAGGCCAGAGGGCTGGCCAGCCTGAGCCGAGCCACGGACACCCTGAGCACCCTGCTGGCACAGCAGGTGCGGGAACTGAATGCCCGGCAGAAGGCGGCAAAAAAGGAAGGCGCATCGGGAGCAGGCACCATGAAAGACCTCAAGGAGGCCACGGCGGTGCTCAAGGATCTGGCCGGTGTAGCCAAGACCCTGAACGATCAGGGGGCACAGGCAGAAGAAGCGGAGTGCGGCGTGGTGCTGCTGCCGACGGTGGAGGAAGAACCATGAGCATTGTACAAGCAAGAGTGCCGGTGGTCTGGCGGCCCCAGCCGCGGCAGGCCGAATTTATGAGCCGCCCGGAACCGGAAGCGCTGTACGGCGGTGCAGCAGGCGGCGGCAAGAGCGACGCGCTGGTGATCGAAGCGCTGCGGCAGGTGCACATTCCGCACTACCGGGCGCTGATCCTGCGCAAGACCTACCCGCAGCTTTCTGATCTGGTGGACAAGAGCCAGGTGTACTACCACAGGGCATTCCCACAGGCACAGTACAACGCCACGGCCCATGTGTGGAACTTCCCCAGCGGGGCAAAAATTTACTTTGGCTCCATGCAGTACACCAAGGATCGTACCAATTATCAGGGCAAGGCCTTCGATTTTATCGGCTTTGACGAGCTGACCCACTTTGAATGGGAAGAGTACAGCTACATGATGAGCCGCAACCGTCCCACCGGCCCGGGCACCCGGGTGTACATGCGGGCCACCACCAATCCCGGCGGCATCGGACACGGGTGGGTGAAGGCACGGTTCATCACGCCCGCACCGCCCGGCACGCCTATCACCGAAGAATACACGGTAAAGCTGCCGGACGGCACCGAACAGAAGCTGCAGCGGGCGCGGGTGTTCATCCCTTCCAGCATTTTTGATAACCCCGCCCTGCTGGCAAACGACCCCGGCTACCTTGCAAGCCTTGCCAGTATGCCGGAAGCAGAAAAGCAGGCGCTGCTCTACGGCAGCTGGGACAGCTTTTCCGGGCAGGTGTTTACCGAATGGCGCAACGACCCGGCCCGCTACGAAGACCAGCGCTGGACCCATGTGATCGCACCGTTCACCATCCCGAAGCACTGGCAGATCTACCGCGGGTTCGACTTTGGCTTTTCCAAGCCGTTCTCGGTGGGGTGGTATGCAGCGGACGAGGAGGGGCGGCTGTACCGCATCAAGGAGCTGTACGGCTGCACCGGCAGGCCGAACGAGGGCCTGCGCATCGACCCGGTGGAACAGGCCCGGCGCATCCGGGAGGCAGAGCAGAACGACCCGCTTTTGCGCGGCAGGGTGATCCACGGCATTGCCGATCCGGCCATCTTTGATGAGAGCCGCGGCGAGAGCATTGCCGCTATGATGGAGCGCAGCCCGAACTTCCTGCGCTGGTCCCCCGGCGACAACACCCGGCTTGCGGGCAAGATGCAGTTCCACTACCGGCTGAATTTTGATGCGGACGGCAGGCCGATGTTTCAGGTGTTCAATACCTGCAAGCACTTTATCCGCACGATCCCGAACCTTGTGTACGACGAAAGCAACGTGGAGGACATCGACACCCGGCAGGAGGATCACATTTACGACGAGTGCCGCTATGTGCTGATGGAGAACCCTATCAGCCCGCCGGTGCGCTGTGCTGCGCCGCCCATGCCCGACGACCCGCTGAACCTGCACAAGCGGGCAAGATTTTACAGAATTTAAAGGAGAAACGCAATGGACGATTACGAGAACGAAGCTTTGCCCGTGGGTGAAGCACAGGTGGCCGAGGCCATGCAGACCTTGCAGCGGTACAAGGCGGGCAAGGCCGCGCTGGACAAGCGTATTGTGGATAACGAGCTGTGGTTCCGCATGGGCCATTGGAAGAACTACCAGAACCCCATGATGCCCGGCAAGGCCCAGCCTTCCAGCGGGTGGCTGTTCAACAGCATTGCCAACAAGCACGCCGATGCCATGGACAACTACCCGGAACCGAACGTGCTGCCCCGAGAGGCAGATGACGAGGACACCGCACGGGCACTTTCCAGCGTTTTGCCGGTGGTGCTGGAACAGGCCGACTACGAGCAGGTGTACAGCGACTGCTGGTGGCGCAAGCTCAAACAGGGCACCGGCGTGACCGGCATCTTCTGGGACCCTGCAATGCGCGGCGGCATTGGCGACATTGCGGTGCGCAGCGTGAACCTGCTGATGCTCTACTGGGAGCCGGGCGTGGCGGATATTCAGGCATCGCCGGACTTTTTCAGCCTGAGCCTTGAGGACACGGCCCGGCTGTGCGCGCAGTACCCGCAGCTGGCAGGACACACCGCCAGCGTGCTGGACGTGCCCCGGTACATCCACGATGAAGGGCAGGACACCAGTTCCAAGAGCGTGGTGGTGGACTGGTACTACAAGCGCCCGGATGAAACGGGGCGCATGGTGCTGCACTACTGCAAGTTCTGCAACGGCGTGGTGCTGTACGCCAGCCAGAACGACCCGGCGCTGGCAGAAAGCGGCCTGTACGACCACGGGCAGTACCCCTTTGTATTTGACCCGCTGTTCGTGGAGGAGGACAGCCCGGCGGGCTTTGGCTACATCGATGTGATGAAGGACTGCCAGACCGCCATTGACAAGATGAACCATGCCATGGACGAGAACGTGCTGCTGAGTGCAAAGCAGCGGTATGTGCTCAGCGACACGGCGGGGGTCAACGAGGAAGAGCTGGCCGATTTCAGCCGGGACATCGTGCATGTGGTGGGACGGCTCAACGACGACAGTTTCCGTCCGCTGCAGACGGCGGGCCTGCAGGGCAACAGCCTGAGTTACCGCCAGAGCCGCATTGAGGAGCTGAAGGAGATCAGCGGCAACCGGGACATGACGCAGGGCGGCACTGCCGGAGGTGTGACCGCAGCCAGCGCCATTGCGGCCTTGCAGGAGGCAGGCAGCAAACTCAGCCGCGATATGCTCAAGAGCGCCTACCGTGCTTTTGCAAAGCAGTGCTATCTCATCATCGAGCTGATGCGCCAGTTCTACGACGAGCAGCGGGTATTCCGCATCGTGGGCGAAAGCGGCGAGAGTCGGTTCGTGCCCTTCTCGGCGCAGGCGCTGCGGGCGGTGCCCGGCGGCAGCGTGGGCGGCGTGGAACTGGGCAGCCGGGAGCCGATCTTTGACATCGTGGTGAGCGCCGCCAAGAAGAGCACCTTCAGCCGTCTTTCCCAGAACGAGACGGCCAAGGAGTGCTATCAGTTGGGCTTTTTCAAGCCGGAAAATGCCGATGCCGCCCTTGCGGCACTGGAAATGATGGACTTTGAAGGCATTGAGAAGGTGCGCCAGAGGGTGCGGCAGAACGGCACCCTTGCCCAGCAGCTGGCTAGGATGCAGCAGCAGATGGCACAGATGGCAGCGGTGATCGCCCAGCAGGGCACCGGGCCTGACGAACCGGCCCGCAGTGCAGGCGGTGCGTCTGCGCAGAAGGACGGGCAGGCGGTAAAGCTGGCGGGCCTTGGCAATGCCCTGCCGGTGGCCGCCGCTGCACGTGCCATGGACATCCATTAAAAAGGAGGTGAATTTTATGATGAAAGTTTGTTACAGCGAGATGGATACCCCCGCCGGGCTGAGCTGCCGGCTGGAAGCTGCCGGTCATGCAGGCTATGCGCCTGACGGGCAGGACATCGTTTGTGCAGGAGCCAGCACCGTGATGCAGGGCCTTGTGTACCTGCTGGCCGGGGAAGAGAACGCCCACAGCGAAGCCTTTGATGAGCCGGACGGCCCGCGTCTGGCAGTGAGCGTGGATACGCCCTGCGAAGAATGGGTGCGCGGTGCCTTTGAGCTGGCCAAAGCCTGCTTTGTGCTGCTGGCCGAACGCTACCCGGAGAATGTCCGCTTTGCAGATGTGAGCCGCAGAGGAAAGGAGAGCATGATGGATCTGCAGCTGTTTGCAGCGGAGGCGACCACCGCCTGCGGCGGAAACAGGGAGCCGAGGCTGGGGCAGCGGCCAGCAGAACACGAGTGCCGCTCAAGGCACGAAGTGGACGCTGGGAGCCGCAACCCGTGGGGAACCTTTATGCTACAGCTCTTTGCAGAGGGAGAAGCCGCTCCCCCGGCCCTGAGCGAAGCGCAGACCCGGCAGGCGGTGGCCTCCGGCACCATGAAGCCGGACGAGGCAAAAGTACCCGCTGTGCCACAGGCTTCGGCAGAGAAAACCGTAGAGCTGCAGCCGGAAAAGCCCCGGCAGGAACTGCCTGTGCAGCGCCCGGAACTGCCGCCGCTGTCCAGCTTTGCCCGCAGCACACAGGCTGCTGTGCACAGCCTGCATGCCCGCTGGGCGGCAGAGGAAGCGGCCATGCGCCGCAGCCAGCCGGACTTCGACCTGCAGAACGAGCTGCGCAGCCCGGAGATGCGCCGCCTGATGCAGCTGCCCGGCATGAGGGTGCGGGATGCGTACCGTCTGGCCCACTACGACGAAAACCTGCGCACTGCAGCGCAGGCTGTGGAGCAGGGCGTGGTGGAACGCATTCAGCAGCGGGCCGCACGGCCCACCGAAAACGGCATCCGGCCCGGCGGCGCGGCTACCGTCCGCCCGGATGTAGCCAGCATGACCCGCGCCCAGCGCGAAGCACTGGAACGCCGTGTGCTCCACGGAGCACAGATCGAATTGTGAATATTTTACAAGAGAAAGGAATATGAGCATGAACAAGAATTTCAACATCCAGCTGTTTGCGGAAAACCTGAACACCACCGCTACCATGTCGAAAGAGATGAAGACCTTCTACGAGAAGCGTCTCATCGATCAGGCAGAGCCGCGTCTGGTGCACGACCAGTTTGCGGACTACTACCCTGTGCCCCAGAACGGCGGCAAGACCATTGAGTTCCGCAAGTACGACAGCCTGCCCAAGGCATCCACTCCGCTGACCGAGGGCGTGACCCCGAACGGTCAGGCACTGAATGTGACCACCATCACCAGCGATCTGCACCAGTACGGCGGCTGGACTCCGCTGACCGACGTGCTGCAGATGACCGCCATTGACAACAATGTGGTGCAGGCCACCCGTGTGCTGGCAAGTCAGGCAGGCCGCACCATGGACAGCATTACCCGCGATGTGCTGGCGGGCGGCACCAATGTGATCTATGCGCCCAAGCTGGCCGCAGACGGCACCGAGACTGCCGTTGCCAGCCGCAAGACACTGGACAAGACCTGCACCCTGACCCCGAAGCTGTTCTTTCAGGCGGCGGCACAGCTGGGCGCGATGAACGCCGACCCCATCGGCGACAGCTACATTGCCATCATCCACCCCTACGCTGCCTACGACCTGAAGACCAGCAAGGAGTTCATTGAGGTGCACAAGTACGCCGACC